TGGAAGGACGAACTAAGTCTCGTCGTGCTGCTGGCCCCCGCGGTGCTCGTATTTATTCCTGGATGTCAAGAATATGTTCGAAGTGGTTTTGTTGCACTGCAAGATCTCCCGTCGTATTACCAGAATTTATTATACATCGCGATTTCTAGTTCATTTGGCATGAAGGCGGGACAATCAGCCTTTAAAATGTTTAAAAAGAAATAATTGACTTAATTTTACATTGGGGGGAAAAATGGGGGAAGATAAACCCAAGAACCCACTTGATGAGTTCTGGGACCAATTAGGAGATAAGGCAAAAAAATATGTCAGAAGCTACGGATCCAGTAAACGTAATATACCAACTAAAAAGAGCGATGCAAAATCACATGGACGCACTAGTCCAGACGATAGCAAACGGCGGGGTTGACAGTATGCAAGAATACAAATATATAATAGGTAAGATACATGGTATCGATACAGTAAATCAGGAACTCTCTAACCTGCTAGAACCAAAGGAGCCAGATAAAGATGACCCAAACAACGTCACACGCATTAGAAGATAAATATAAAGCTGAAGCAGAAGAAGCTAAAGAAACACCTACCCAAACAAATTTAGATAAATTACCTGCTCCTACAGGATGGAGATTACTTGTTATGCCTTTTCAAGTTAAAGAAGAAACAAAAGGCGGAATTATAATTGCACAAGAAACATTAGATCGCGCACGTGTTGCAACACAAGTTGGATACGTATTGAAGATGGGTGATCTTTGTTATGAGGATAAAGAGAAATATCCTACAGGACCCTGGTGCAAGGAAAAAGATTGGGTGGTCTTTGCAAGATATGCAGGATCGCGAATGGAGATTGAAGGTGGCGAGATAAGAATGCTAAACGATGATGAAGTCTTAGGGACAATAGAAAATCCTGAAGATGTGATTCACGCAATATAACATAGAGGAGGAATAATCTATGCAAGAAGAAAAAATAGTAGACGTAGGTGACGCAGACGAACAAGCACATGAAATTGATCTTGATGCACAACCTGCAGAAGAAACACAACAAGAAGAAAAAATTGAGGTTGAAAAAGTAGAAGCTGAAGAAGCTCCTGCTGAAACCCCAAAAGAAGAACTTGATGAATACAGTGAAGGCGTAAATAAAAGAATTGCTAAACTTACTAGACGTATGCGAGAAGCAGAACGTCAAAAAGAAGAAGCTATTCAATACGCACAAAATGTTAATCAACAAGCTCAACAATTAAAAAATAGATTTAATAATTTAGATTCTAATTATACTAAAGAGTTTGAAAAAAGAGTTACAACTAATTTAGAAGCAGCAAAAGCAAAATTGCAAGGTGCAATTAATTCTGGTGATGTTGAAGCTCAGACTCAAGCTAATTTAGAGTTAGCAGAGTTAGCAAACGATCACGCTAGATTAGGTAGATTAAAAAGTGCTTATGAAGCTCAATCTAAACTACCACAACAACCACCTAGACAGGATTTTGCAACAGGTAATCAACCAGCACAAAAAGCACCACCCCCTGACCCTAGAGCAGATGCTTGGGCATCAGAAAACACTTGGTTTGGTACTGACAGTGCAATGACTTATACTGCTTTTGATATACATAAAAAGCTTGTAGAACAGGGTTTTGATCCTAATGCAAGTCCAGATGAATATTATTCTGAAGTAGATAAGAGAATAAGACTTGAATTCCCACACAAATTCGGTAATAATACGGGAACTACATCTGAACCAGTTCAGAATGTTGCAAGTGCAAAACGCCCGGCCACAAAGGGGCGCAGAAAAACTGTGAAGCTCACACCCTCACAGGTAGCAATTTCTAAAAGATTAGGTGTGCCACTTGAAGAGTATGACAAACGAAAAAAAAGCAGTAAAGAAAACTTCCCGCGCGAGTACAACTAGGGCAAAAACAGAAAAGCCTAAAGTTTGGACTCCTCCATCATCACTAGATGCACCACCTGCGCCAGACGGGTTCAGACATAGATGGATACGCGCCGAAAGTATGGGTCAAGAAGACACCAAAAACATGTCGGGCAAAATAAGATCTGGATGGGAGTTAGTGAGAGCTGACGAATATCCGGGTGAAGATTATCCACAAGTCTCTGAAGGACGTTATGCAGGAGTGATCGGGGTTGGTGGCCTATTGCTGGCTAGGATACCAGAAGAGGTCGCGAGATCACGCGAGGAATATTTTAGAAGTATGACTCAAGATCGTGAACAATCAGTAGAGAACGACCCTCTAAAGGAACAGCACCCAAGTATGCCGATCAATCAAGATCGACAGACTCGTGTAACTTTTGGTGGTTCAGAAAAAAACTAATTTTTTAGTAATTTCTACCACCGCTAACAACCTTTAAGGAGGACAACAATATGGCAAATATAGACGCCGCATTTGGTATGAGACCTGTAGGAACGTTGAGCGGAGCCGGAAACATGATGACCAATGAGTACTTTATTGCAGATAACGAAGCTTCTGCAATGTACCAAGGTGATGCAATCATTCAACAAGCTAGTAATACTGGTTATGTTGATATTGCAGCAGCTGGTGACGAGACGTGCATTGGCGTGTTGAATGGTGTTTTAATCGACGACCATCCTACAACAGGTAAACCAAGCTTCCAGAATCATTACACTCAAACGAATGTAACGACTGGATCGATAAGAGCTTTTGTATACGATGATCCGTATATGAAGTTTGAAATACAAGGGGACTCAGGAACTAACAGTGATGTAACAGACCGTCATGAAGTAGCTGATCTTGTGAACATGGGAACTACAGGAGGTAGCGGAATATCTCTTATGGAACTCGACATGAGTGACTTAGCTGCAACAGATGGACAAGTTAAAATCGTTGGCTTTAGTACTGATCCTGAAAACAACGAACTTGGTGCTGCGCACATGAATTACATTGTAATTTGGAACGAGCATCAATTCAAAGAAGAACTATAATAGCAGGAGGATTATAATATGGCTATATCTAGACAACAGCTCGCTAAAGAGCTTGAGCCAGGTCTGAATGCTTTGTTCGGACTTGAGTACAAAAACTACGAAAATCAGCATAGCGAAATCTTCGACAAAGAAAACTCTGATAGAGCTTTCGAAGAAGAAGTAATGCTATCTGGCTTCGGAAACGCTTCAGTTAAAGCTGAAGGTGCCGCAGTTGAGTTTGATAACGCAAACGAAACTTTCACTGCACGTTATACTCACGAGACAATCGCTCTCGCTTTCGCAATTACTGAGGAAGCAGTTGAGGATAACCTGTATGATAGAATCGCTACACGTTATACAAAAGCACTGGCACGTTCTATGGCTAACACTAAGCAAATAAAAGCAGCTAACGTTCTTAATAACGCGTTTAGCAGTTCTTACCTAGGTGGAGATGATAAGGAGCTTTGTGCTACTGATCACCCTACTGTTGGAGCTGGAAACCAAAAGAACGAGCTATCAACTTCAGCTGACTTAAGTGAAACTTCACTTGAGCAAGCTTTAATTGATATCGCTGCGATTAAAGATGAGAGAGGCTTTAAAATTGCTGCAAAAGGAATGAAAATGGTTATTCCTTCTGCTCTACAATTCACAGCTGAAAGACTCATGAAAACAGCAAGCCGAGTAGGTACTGCTGACAATGACATCAACGCTATCAAATCAAAAGGTATGATTCCACAAGGTTACGTGGTTAATAACTACCTTTCTGATTCTGACGCTTGGTTCATTAAAACTGACGTGCCAAATGGTATGAAACACTTTGAAAGAGCAGCTTTAAAAACTGGTATGGACGGTGATTTCGAAACTGGCAACGTAAGATACAAAGCTAGAGAAAGATACAGCTTCGGCTGGTCTGACTGGAGAGGTATCTTCGGGTCACCTGGCGCGTAATAGCGTTTCAGCTTAAATATTGAGGGCGGCTTCGGCCGCCCTTTTTATTTGCATTCCCTATATTAAAAGAGTATATTCATAACACTGCATAATCAAAATAGTCAGCATAGACTCATGCAGTAGACAATATCTCGGACTATGTTGGCGGAAAAGGAGACAATCATTATGGCTAATACAACTTTTAGCGGTCCAGTCAGATCTGAAGGTGGTTTTACTGTTGTTGATAAGAACTCGTCTACGGGTGCTATGACAACTGTATCATCAGTAAATTCAACTGGACAACTTTGGTCAATGGGATCTAGAAAAATCCAATCTTTTGCTGGAACTTTAGCATCTACGGATGCTGCTACTACAGCTTATGGGGATGGAGACGTTCTTGTTGAACTAGGAACTTTAAACACAGACTTACCTGGAAATTTAGTCACAGGCTCTAAATTTTTCATTCACAGAGCATTAATTGGTATAACAACTGCAGCAGGACAAACTCTTGTTGGTGGTTTATCACTAAGTGCAACAAGCGGAACATCTACAAACTCTGCTGTTTCTTCTGGAACTGAAATTGTTGGAGCAGGTGTTACATCTTTCAATGAGCAGTTAAGTGCTACACAATCTATTACTGAGGTTGATGTTAACTTTAATAATACTGCTGGTAATTATCACATCTTTGTTCCAAACGTAACGGCAGCGGTAGCAAGTAAATACTTATATGCATTTGCTACTACAGCTGTTAATGCTGATATTACTGCTGGTAGATTTACAGTAGAACTAGAGTATTCAGTATACTAATATAAATAACTTTATGTGGAGCGGGGGCTTTGCCCCCTCTCTCTAACGGAGGAAAAACAAAATGGCAGACGCAGTAACAAGTCAAACTTTATCAGACGGCGACAAAACCGCTGTTATAAAATTAACAAACATTTCTGATGGAACTGGAGAATCATCTGTTCAAAAAATAGATGCTTCAGGTTTAACAACTAACCAAGCAGGGGATTCTTGCACAAGAGTTTCTATACAACAAATCTGGTATGATATTGGAGGAATGAGAGTAGCTTTAGAATGGGCTGCTTCTTCTAATGTTGTAGCAGCAGTTTTAGGTGGAAGTGCAGCAGCAGGTAATGTTCAAGGTCATATGGATTTCAGATCTTTTGGTGGAATTAAAAACACAGAAGCATCTGGTGTTGATGGCGATATTGATTTAACAACACATGGTCATACCGCTCATGATCATTACACGATTATTTTAGAGCTAAAGAAAAAATACGCATAGGGGTAGTTAATGGCAACTTCTAGTACAACTACTTTTGAAAGTACGTTCTATATCGATGAGATATTTGAAGAAGCGTATGAAAGAATTGGTCTTAGAGATATTACAGGTTTTCACCTAACTTCAGCTAGACGTTCTTTAAACATAATGCTTCAAGAATGGGCTAATAGAGGCTTACATTATTGGGAAGTTGCAGAAACCAATATAGATTTAATTGAAGGACAAGCAGAATACACTTTCTATAGGGCAAGTGGTGATGGAACTAGTTCAGTAACTGTTGCACCTTCTGGTGTATATGGTGTTGAAGATGTTCTAGAAGCTACTTATAGAACAGGCAGAACAGCTACTTCTCAAACAGATGCTGCGATGACTAAAATTAATAGATCAACTTATTCTGCTATTTCTAATAAATTATCTAAAGGAACTCCGAATCAATATTTTGTACAAAGATTTATTGATAAAACTACAGTTACTTTTTACCCAACACCTGATTCTACTGCAGCATCAAAAGACGCACATATTTATTATGTAAAAAGAATTCAAGATGCAGGTAAATTTACAAACACTGTTGATTTACCATACAGATTTGTTCCTTGTATGGTTTCTGGCTTATCCTTTTATTTAGCACAAAAATATAAACCAGAGTTAGTTCAACCTATGAAGTTATTATATGAAGATGAATTTAATCGTGCATTGGTTGAAGATGGTTCTTCATCTAGTACATATATAACTCCACAAACTTATTATCCGGGGACATAGATGCCAAAATTTGCAACAGGAAAATACGCTAAAGCAATATCAGACAGAAGTGGAATGTCATTTCCATATAATGAAATGGTTTTTGAATGGAATGGTTCTTTCGTACATAAGTCAGAATTTGAAGCTAAAGCTCCACAGGTCCAACCAGGACCACATCCTGCTGATGGAATAGCTTTACAAAACGTTAGAACGAGTAGAACAGAAACAGCAGTTCCTAATTTATTAGAACGTAATGCTTTTAAAACAGGTTCATCTAGTTCAAGTACAATTACAGTTACAGAAAGAAGTCATGGAAGATCTTCTAGTGATACAGTTAGATTTAGGGATGTAGACAGCTTTGATGGAATAACAAAATCTAATTTAGAAAATTCATCTGGATACTCTATAACAAAAGTTGATGACGATACGTATACTTTTAGTGTATCTTCAGATACTGCAACAACAGGTAGTACAAAAGGAGGAGGAGGCAGAGCTTCAGCGGGCCCTGCTTCAATAACTAATTAATATGGCACTTACTTTAGCACAATTAAGAACAGCAATTAGAAACTATACAGAGGTTAGTGATACAGTATTAACTGATTCAATTGTTAATGATATTGTAAAAAATGCAGAGAATAGAATTTTTAGAACAGTAGATTCTGATGATACTAAATTTTATGCAACATCAGAAACAACAACTGGTAACAGATACATCACCGTGCCTACTGGAACGAGGATTATTAGGTCTATCCAGATTACTGATTCAAGTACATCAGATCAAATATATTTAAAACAAGTGGACCATTCATTCATAGCAACATATGCCCCTGATCCAGATAATTCAGATGATTATGCAATACCTAAATATTATGCTCATTGGGATGCTGATACTTGGGTAGTTGCACCAACACCTGGAGCAGCGTATACGCTAACTATGGCTTATATAAAACACCCAACTACCATAACTACTAGTGATTCTACAACTACTGATATTTCTACATATGCACAAGATTTACTTTTGTACGCATGTCTGTCTGAGGCCTTTAAATACTTGAAAGGTCCAGAAAATATGTTACAAATGTATGAGGCAGCTTATCAAGAAGCTGTTCAAACGTTTGCGGCCGAACAACAAGGTCGAAGACGCCGGGACGAGTACAGAGATGGTGTACTTCGTTTACCCATACAAACACCAACACCGTAATTATAAGGAGAAAAAAATATGGCAAACGTTATACCTACATCATTTAAGTCAGAGCTTTTGTCTGGTACGCACAATTTTGCTTCAGGGGGTAACAGTTTTAAACTTGCACTTTATACAGATATTACTGGATTTAGTGCATCATCAACTGCTTACACTACTACTAACGAAGTTTCTGCTACAGGTACAAGTTATACTACTGCAGGGCAAGCTTTGGATAGTCAGGCCGTTGCAACAAGTGGTACGACAGCTTACGTAGATTTTGCGGATGAAACTTTTTCATCAGTAACATTATCTGCAACAGGTGCTTTGATTTATAACGATACTAATAGTGATAAAGCTTGCTTGGTTTTAGATTTTGGCGGCACAAAAACTGCAACGAACGGAGACTTTGTAGTCCAGTTCCCAGCAGCAAGTGCTACTGCAGCTATAATCAGAATTGCTTAAGGAGTTTATAATATGGCACTGGTCTTAAACGACAGAGTACGAGAAACTACAACTACAACAGGAACAGGCGCGGTTTCGCTTGGCGGAGCTGTATCTGGTTATGAAACTTTTGCAGCGGGTATTGGAAACAATAATAACTGTTATTATGCAATTATTCACAGAACAGCTAATGAATGGGAAGTTGGTTATGGACTTTTAGATGGTGATAGTTCTGATTTAACTCGTACAACACCTATATCTAGTTCTAATAGTGATAGTGCTGTAGACTTTGCATCTGGAACTAAAGATGTTTTTGTAACACTACCGGCAAGTAAAGCTGTTTATGAAGATAATGGTTCTGATGT